ACGTGGTCCGGGCCCAAGACATGCAGCGCCGTGGCGGTCACGAAGAGCTAAAGACCACGAAGAGGAATACAAAGCTGCTCTCCCCTCTGTTCTAAACAGATGGAACAAGAGTAACCCTAACTATGATGGCCCCGGTAATCACCCTAAGTATGATGGTGGTGGCCGCATGCACCCGGATGTTCAAGCGGTGATTACCTACCAAGCGGTCATGGGTTCCGCAGCACAGTCGCAGCAGCTTATTGGTGCGTCCCTTCAGGACATGCTGACAAAAGACAACGCCTCACTCTTCATATCAGATGGTGTCCAAGCATATACCAGAGTTCCTAATTTCGATTCAATCGAAGAATTGGACTCTGGTATCAAGGTGGACTTAAGACAGGATAGAAGTGTGTTGAAAGCACTAGCAGAGAGAGAAGGCATTAAAGCCGACTCTTTTGATTTTGATGCTTGGCTAGGTAGGTATCAGGATTCCCAAACAAGACTAATTAGGAAACTACGATGAGTTCGTTTGATGAAGGCCGCCTATCACGTTTGGATTCGCTGATAGACCGGAGACGGGAGGAAAGTAACAGTGCATCCTCTCAGGAACCTAACTCACAGATACAGGACACCGATCAATTTTCACTTGGCAGCCCGGAGTTCGTTGATACAGAGTTTGGGGCGACAGACTATGTTGCGGATATCGCTCGCGGTGTAGGTAACGGGGTTACTGATTTCGGTAAATCCATCTACGGGCTACTAGACGACGCCACCAATTTAATCGGTATCGACCTGCCGGGTGACTTGGACAACACTGGCCACGTCTTCGGGGAACAGACAACCCTGTTAGGTGAGGCCATCAATGGTATCACGCAATTCGCCGCTGGCTTTGCTGCGACGTTCCTAATCCCAGGCTTAGGAGCAGGGGCATCACTAGGACTCGCTGCTGGTGCTGCTAGAACAGTTGGAGTAGGACTCGCTCGTGGAGCAGTAGCTGACTTTATCAGCTTTGACGAACACGAAGAACGATTCAGTGACCTGATACAGTCGGTCCCTGCTCTAGAGAATCCGATCAGCGAGTATCTCGCGTCCAACGAGGACGATGGGTTCCTTGAGGGTAGACTGAAGAACTCTATTGAGGGTCTCGGTCTCGGTGTCGCAGGTGAGTTCATTGCCAAGGCAGTGAAGGCCACCAAGTTCGCCCGTGCAGCCAAGGCTGGCGGTGCGACTGACGCAGACTCCCTCAAGATCATCTCAGATGCTATTGGTGGCGACGTTGAGGCCATCTCCAAGCTGGATGGGGATCAAATTGCACAGGCAAAGCAGCAGGGAATCAACATCATCGAAGGTGGTGATGGGCTCCGTACCATTCAGGTCAACGAATCAGCGTTGAAGAAGGGTAAGGTTGAGTTCGACATCGTAGACCGCAATGGTGCTACGAAGCTGGACGACGATGCGTTCATCAGGCGTCAGCTTAAGGACGGGATTACTCCCGAAAGCATCGTTGACACCCTGACCTCCGCTGTGAACATCACAAAGATGCCACAGATATTCGGTGATGATGGTTCATTCACCAGTGCGGTGACTGCACTCAACCATATCGCCGAACGTGTCGCTAAGATCACTGCAGAATCCACAGGCGGTGCCGTGACCCTCGAGCAAGCTCTCAGGGAAGGCACCCGCATCGCTAACATCTTCGGCAGACGACCACTCAAGTTAGCGGCCTCTGTGATGCAAGATGCTCAGGCAGTCCACAAGGTCGGCATCCGCCTGTTGGCGTACCGAACTTGGCTGTCTAACTCAGCTAAGCAGACAGGCAATGCCCTGCTGGAACGTACAGCCATCGCCAAGCAACTCCGTGAAGGTGTTGGTGTGGGTGGCGAGGCTATCGACCGTGTATCACTCAAGGCTCAGTCCGACTTAATCGGAGAGCAGGTTGGCCGAACCTTTGCCGAGTGGTCAATGCTGATCCCCGGCATCAAGAAGATTCAAACAGAGCTTGCCCGTGGTCCCTCGTTCGGACGTATCGCTACACCGAACCTCGATGAGATCAACGACATCGTATCTACCATAGGTAATAACCTGAACAGCGACACAATTCACGGTAAGGCTCTAGGCCAGCAGTTGATCGCTGCTTCCAATGACCCCAAGGCAATGATGAAGCTGGCAGAAGGTATGCGTGGTGGTAAGTTAATCCGAATCCACCACGAATACTGGATCAACGCTCTGTTGTCCGGTGTGAAGACGCACGTCGTCAACCTCACCTCAACCGCTGCCAACACGATGCTCAAGCCAGGAGAAATAATCCTAGGCGGTGCTATTGGTGGTGACGTTAAACGGATGGCTGATGGTATGCGTCTCTACCGAGGTGTACTCACCAACGTCTTCGAGGGCTTCAAGTCTTCCGCTAAGGTGCTTCGAGGCACCAAAGAGGAAGGACTAATCAAGGGTGGTCGCCCACTACTGGACCCACTCCAATCTAAGGTGGACATCCCTACCCGAGTCATTACCGGAGACAACCTTGTCCCCGACAAGCTCGGCTTTATGAAGCCTATGGTGGACCTGCTCGGTGCAGGCATCACGCTCCCCACCCGTGCCCTTGCGGCGGGTGATGAGTTCTTCAAGACAATCAACTACCGCTCGTTCGTTTCCATGGAAGCGACCCGCCGTGCAATTGATGACTCCTCTGTCCTTAAGGGTCTGACCCGAGATGAGTACGTTGCCAAGCAGATCAGCAACGCCTTCGACGTGAATGGTTCAGCTATCGATCCCGATACGCTCAAGCCACTAAGTCCAAGGGCGTTACAGTTCGCCCGTGAGGCGACGTGGACTAACCAACTACCTGATGGCTCGATTGGTGCGGACATCTCCGACTTTGTAAACAAGCATCCGTCCATGACGCTGCTTGCACCGTTCGTGCGTACCCCGCTGAACATTATGAAGAACGTGTGGGACCACTCCCCCGGCATCAACCTGCTCCACAAGGAGTACAGGAAGAAGCTGGCGTCACCCGACAAGCTGATTCGTGCGGAAGCTCGAGGTCAGATGGCGGTTGGCATTGGTGCCTCCCTGTCGTTCTTTGGTCTTGCCCAGTCAGGCAGGCTGACGGGTGCTGGTCCTCAGAATCCAGCACAGCGAGACCTGCTCAAGGCAACCGGGTGGCAGCCCTACTCTGTCGTCACAGAGAATGACGATGGCACCAAGAAGTATCACAGCTATCAACGCCTCGAGCCCTTCGGTTCGATCATCGCGGTGATGGCAGATGCTGCCGAGGTGTTCAAGCAACTCGATCCCAACGATCAGCGTTCACTGCCTGGTGCCCTCGCAGGCAGCGTGGCTAACAACGTGATCAATAAGACGTACCTAGTCGGCATCACGAATGCCATCGAAGCGTTGACCGATCCTGATCGCAACCTCGAACGATGGATGCAGAATCAGGTGGCCTCATACGTTCCCCGTGCGTTGTCTACTTTCAACAGTGACCCACACACAAGGGAAATGCGGGAGTTCCTCGACAGAGCCCGCAGTCGCATCCCCGGACTATCAGCTAACCTGCCTCCACGCAGGAATATCTTCGGGGAAGTCATCAACGTACCCATGGGTGCTGTTCCATTCGTATCGAACAGTGAGCCTGTGTCCTACATGCTGTCTCCCTTTGCATACAGCAAGGGTCTCAATGACAGTGTGAGGGATGAGTTGGCCTCACTAGGCCACACGTTCTCCGCTAAGTCTGACAAGATTGGTAATGTTGAGCTTCGTGAGTTCACCAATAAGAATGGGCAGCAAGCATTTGACCGAATGCGTGAGATCGTAACCGAGAAGCAAATCGGCGGTCTCACCATGAAGGGTCGTCTGTCCAAACTGATTGAGTCTGATGGCTACCAGCGGCTGCCTAAGTTCGTATCCGCAGAGTTCGACTCCCAACGCACGACGCAAGTCCAGCGTGTTATCTCCCGGTACTACGAAAGTGCCTACAAACAAATGTTGAAAGAGTTCCCTGAAGTGAAACAAGCTGTCCTTGATGATCGACGTAATGGGTTCATCGCCAAGCGTAAGGGTCTCGCCGGTATTCCGGGGGTGACAGATGAGTGATAAACAGTCCAAATGGGATGACTTCATCGAACGCTTTGGAAAGATGGAACAGATCGCCCAAGATAATCGTGAAGATATTAAATCGATGAAGACTGACATCACCGATTTGAAGGTCAGCCGTGCCCATCTACTAGGTATCGGGGCTGGTGCAGGTGCGGTGGTGTCTCTCATCGTCGCACTCTTCTCAACAATATGGAGTAAGTAATGACTGATGTATCATCACTACAGAAGATGCTCGAAGAGCTTCACCGCGAAGTCGCTAAAGGTCTTCTGGTTGAAGTCACAAAGACTGATCGAGATCAGAGGTGGTACGCAGAGGCAATCAAGTTCCTTAAGAATAATGAGATTACCGCTGTCCCTGTTGCTGGTCAGCCCCTAGGCAACCTGACAGATGCACTTCCGTTCAATGAGAATGACCAGCCCCTAGCCTCCATTGGAACGTAACCCTCAGTTCAAGGACTTCCGCAACTTTCTATTCGCTTGTTGGAAGCACCTGAACCTTCCCGACCCTACCCCTGCTCAGTATGACATCGCGTTGTATTTGCAGCATGGCCCCAGACGTGCGGTCATCGAAGCATTTCGAGGGGTAGGGAAGTCGTGGATTACTTCGGTGTTCGTACTGTGGTTACTTTACTGGAGCCCCGCACTAAACATCTTGGTAGTCTCGGCGTCGAAGAGTCGTGCCGATGACTTCAGCACATTCACCCTTCGACTTATTAACGAAGTTCCCTTCCTTCAACACCTGAAACCTCGAGGTGATCAGCGTAACTCGAAGATCGCCTTCGATGTAGGCCCCGCCCCGGCATCTCACTCGCCCTCGGTGAAGTCTGTAGGCGTGACAGGAATGATGTCGGGGTCTCGAGCCGACTACATCATTGCAGACGACGTGGAGGTTCCCAACAACTCCATGACACAGATGATGAGGACGAAGCTCGCAGAGGCAGTCAAGGAGTTTGATGCTATCCTCAAACCTGACGGTCGCATCTACTACCTCGGCACACCCCAGTGCGAGATGAGTCTGTACAACGTCCTGAAGACCCGTGGGTATACCATGCGTATCTGGCCTGCCCGCTACCCGTCGTTGGAACGTGTTGAACGTGATGGATACCTGATCGCCCCTCGACTTGTAAAAGAGTTGGAAGATGCTCCATCTATCGCAGGTACACCTACCGACCCTGTCCGCTTCGATGAGACAGACCTACAGGAACGAGAAGCGTCCTACGGTCGATCAGGGTTCGCACTTCAGTTCATGCTCGACACAGCACTCGCTGATGCCGAGCGTTACCCACTGAAGCTCTCTGACCTCATCGTGATGACACTCGACAAGAACCTCGGACCACAGAAGGTGGTGTGGGGCGGGTCGCCTGACCAGAACCGCACAGTGCAGCATCTGCCTTGTGTGGGTCTCGATGGTGATCGTTGGCACGGACCGCTGTGGTACTCAGGTCGCGGGACAGATGCCCAGGATGAGCCTAAGAAGTACACAGGAGTCGTCATGATCATCGACCCCTCCGGTCGTGGTAAGGACGAGACAACGTACTGCGTCATGGCGATGCTGCACGGCAACCTGTTCCTGCTCGATATGGGAGGCTACCTCTCAGGGTACGACGATAAGACACTCGAGGCCCTCTGCACAACAGCAAAGACCTACGGTGCCAGCCGTATCATCATTGAATCCAACTTTGGTGACGGTATGTTCCAGCAACTGCTCAAGCCGCACCTCAAACGTATCTACCCCTGCACCACTGAAGAAATCAGACACAACACCAGTAAAGAGAAACGGATCATTGATACGCTCGAGCCGGTGATGAACCAGCATCGACTGATTATCAACGAATCTCTTGTGTCCGCTGACTTCAACGCCTACCAGGAACTGCCTGCCGAAGAGCGGCAGACCTACCAACTGTTCCACCAGATGACTCGAATGACCAACCTGCGTGGTGCCCTGATGCACGACGACAGACTCGATGCTCTCGCTATGGGTGTAACGTACTGGCTCAAGGCGATGTCGATGGACACAGAGAAAGCGGTCGAAGATTCCAATGAAGCGTGGCTGGATAGACAGGTGGAAGAGTTTATCGATCACGCAAACGGCACTACCGGAGGGGGCTCGTTGTCATGGGTATGACCATGAACGGACTTACCGCTGGAATGGCGTTCTGATTAAAGTTGCAGTCTAGGAGGAAGGAGAAGGAATGTTACTTATAAGAGTGCATCCAAAAGGCATTTAGGAGACCTCTCCTAAGACCGCGGTGACACTTCATATTCAACCTACAACACTTTAGGAACCAACCTTGAGCGATACTATTTTGATGACCAAGAAGGTGCAGCTGGATAAGGCATTAGATGTCAACTCAACTGCTACTTCCCTCGCGGACAAGGCGACTGCGGCCCTCAGCCCCTCTCTCGCTATCCCCTCCCAAGACAACTCCCTGCTCTTCATTCCCTTTGCTCTCTCTGCCGCCAATGAGGTTGTGAAATACCGGATCATAGGCTGGAAGTCTGCGGTGGGTGGTCCTTATGTTCCCCTTAACCTCGCAGAGTTCACC